ATTTGAGGAAGAAGTCCTCTTCACTGGATTTGGCGCTGCACCTGTCAAGGGTGAGGGTGCTGCTGTTCAGTATGACAATGCTCAAGAAAGTTACACCTCACGTTACACGGCTGAAACAATTGCTTTGGCCTTCTCAGTAACCGAGGAAGCTATGGAAGACAACCTGTATGACACGTTTGCCAAGCTACGTGCCAGAGGGCTTGCCCGTTCCATGGCTAGTACGAAACAGACCAAAGCTGCTGATGTTTTCAACAACGGCTTCAACACCTCCTTCACAGGTGGTGATGGTCAACCAATGTTCAGTGCCAGCCACCCAACGGTTGGTGATGGAAACCAGAGCAACCTTATTGGTTCTGCTGGAACGGTTGATCTTTCAGAAGCTGCGCTGGAAACGGCAATGGTCAGCATTCAGACGATCAAGGATGACAGAGGTATTCTTGTCGGTGCCAATGCAGTATCCCTGCACGTTGCACCGGGAAACCAGTTCACTGCTGATAGAGTATTGAACAGCCCCTATCAACCTAACACGGCTGATAACAACATCAACGCCATCAACCATCAGGGCATGATCCCTCAAGGTTACATGGTGAACAAGCGGTTCCAAGATGCAGATGCGTTCTTCATCAAAACTGATGTTCCTAACGGAGCAAAGATGTTTGTAAGAGCACCGCTTGCCACCAAGATGGAGCCTGACTTTGACACGGGGAACCTCCGCTTCAAAGCCAGAGAGCGTTACAGCTTTGGTTGGTCTGACTGGAGAGGTTACTTCGGTTCTCAAGGAGCCTAAGTACTTTTAACCCGGTAGTGGAGGGAGCTTAAAAACTTCCTCCACTTTTTCCTTTTAACATAATCATTTTGAATGGCACCATAGTAGGTGCTGGTCTAGGAAAGGACTGTTCACTATGCCTACACATTTTCCAAACGGTGTCACCAACGTAACTAAGGAGTCTATGTTTGGTGATCTGGATCAAATGGCTCCAAATAAGTACACAGTGTACTGGAATGACTTTGTTCAAAACTCTGACCTAGGTGGAACGGGTGCTCTCAACGGAGCAACGGTTTCTGCTGTTGATTGGATTTGCACCAAGGTTGACGGTGGTGGAGACAATGCCTCCGTTGTATCTGTAACTGACAGTGGCGGTGGAACGCTGACAATCACCACTGATAACGCAGAGAATGACGGTGTTGCACTCCAGCTTAAAACTGAAGCGTTCAACATTGATGAGAGCAAAGAGACTTTCTTTGAGTCTCGTTTAAAAGTCAACGATGCCACGCAGACTGATTTTCTGGTTGGTCTTGCCATCAAGGATACAACACCTTTTGCTGGCCTTTCAGATTCCATTACATTTAAATGTGATGACGGGAGCACGGCAATTCGTCTGGTCTCTGAAACCAATATGTCAGGGTCCATTGTTTCTGCCTCTGTCACGGCAGTTGCCTCTGTCACTGACGATACGTTTATGAAACTGGGCTATCACTTTGATGGCGAAAGTAATATTAAAGTCTTCTCTGACGATGTTCATGTTGCCACGCTCAGTGTGGTCTCAGGAACTAATCTTGTAACTGACGAAGATATGTCTCCCATTGTTGCAGTCCTCACAGGTGAGGCCGCTGCTCAGACAGTGACGGTTGACTATCTCTGTGCACTGCAAGAAAAGTAATAAGCTGAACCTTGGAAAAAGAACAGCTTTGATCTATAATAAGGGGAGGATCAGAAGATGGTTCTCCCCTTTCTTTTAGGAGAAGAATAAATGACAACCACTTTAAGGTTAGCTCAAGTAGCAGGAGGAGCGGGTGGTCCCGGTATACTAGTGGATGCAGTTACCAGTGTCACTGTATCTGATACCAGAATTAGAGCATACACTTATGCAACTAGCACTGTTCAAACACTTAGAATTTTAGAACCGGGTGCAGGTCCGGGAGGAGCGGTGTCAGCAGGATTATTAATAGAACAACCTGTACTTACAGCTAATACAGGAGGTTCAATATACATAGGTGATGATGGAGTCAGAGCGCACAAAACAGATGTGATTCATGTATCTGCTGCTGCTGCTGCTAAAGTATATGTTTATTATGGATAAATCAGGAGAACATAGATGACAACTACTTTTAGAGTTGCTCAAGTTGCTGGAGGTGCTGGAGGTAATGGCATCTTTTTAGACATATCTGCTAGTGTCACTATAGCTAACACTAGAATTAGATCATATGTATATGCTGTTACCGTTGCTTCTGAAATTGTAATTGGAGATGAAAATGGTCCTGTGATAAAACAGCCTGTCTTAGCGGCTAACACAGGAGATGATGTATACATAGGAGATGATGGGATAAGGTGTCTAGGTAATGTATCTGTTGCTGGTATCAGTGACGGTGGTAAAATTTATATTTATTATGGTTGATTCATATGGACTTTGTAACACTTGTTAGCTCAATCATAGCCACATCTGAGAATGATGGTTCAGAATTTATTGGTGCACTCCCTGATATGATTCAGAGAGCGCAGGACAGAATGATGAATGATCTGGATGATCAGGGACTTGTTACTTATTCTAGTGTGGCAGTATCTAATAATACTGCAAAGGTATCTGTTCCTTCTGGTGGAGAGATCATTAAAACTTTCTCTGTTGAAATAGGAGGATCTAGAACACAGTTGAAGCACAGGCCTTACGAGTACCTGATAGACTACTGGCCTGTCTCAGCTTCCACTGGTACTCCTGTATACTACGGGTTTAAAACTAATACAGAGATGAGAGTAGCACCTACACCTTCTGCTGTTGATTTAGACGGAGAGATAGGATTTATTGCACAGATTACAACTATTACATCTGCAAGTCCTACAAACTACTTTACTACTCACTGTGAGAATGCACTGTTCTATGCTTCTATGGTGGAAGCCTCCATGTTTATGAAAAGTTTTAACACTGTTCCTCAGTGGTCTCAAGAGTACACCACAGAGATAGACAGGCTCAGGAACAGAGCCAGAAGAAGTAGACAGGATGATATGCAGACTAACTTCAGTCCTGCTGGCGGTCCCAACACACTTGTCAAAGGGAGTGATTAAGAGTGGCTAGGAAGAAGAAGAAGTTTCAAAATGGGGGAAAAGCTTTAACCGCTCACGAGAAACTAGCTCAACGCATTCTATCAGGGCAGAGACCTGCTCAGAGACAATCTGCTGCTCGGCGCAAAGGAAGGACTACTTCAGAACTTCCCTCATCTGAGGCGCGTGACAGAGCTTCTAATGTTCTTCCTGACCCTAGACCATTTGAAAGAGCTTACGCAAAGTATCAAGCAGGTGAAAATCTAAGCACACAAGATAAAATAGATTTGGGAATAGAGGGAGCTTTCGGTGCAGCTGCCTTAATTCCCGGAATTGGATTTGTAGCACAGAAAGGAAAACCTATGGTAAAAGGAGCAGTAAAAAAATGGGCAAAAAACTTATTAGGTGAAGGTAGTAGTAGAGGTAAAGGTACTTCTAAATCTAAACCTACACCCCGTAAGCCAACCGTCAGCAAAACGGCTGGGTCCGAGCGGAGCGCAGATGACTTTGGAGAAAAGGGGGTTATGAAAGGAATAGATAAACAATGGAACAAAGGAGCAGCAAAACAACAAAAAGCTTTTGCAGAACAGAGAGCCGCACAGAGTGTCAAAAAGGGCGATGTAATTTATGGAGGTGCTCCAACACCTCAAGCACAGCTTCCTAAACCAAAACCTATTAGAGGAACAGATCAAACTTCTGGTCCTACCATAAGAGCAGGGAAAGGAGACCCTAGTAAAGGGGCTATTCCTGCAGTTAGGAAATCTACTACTCCTGCTAAAACTAAACCTAAATCTAAAACTAAACCTAAATCTAAAGATAAGATTGTAGGACTTTCTCCTCTAGGTAAAGCAGTTGTAGGAGGAACACTAGGTGCAGGTGCTATATACGGAGGAACAAAATTAGCTGACAATTATTATAGTAAAGAAGCAGGAGCAACTCCTAAACCTACAAAGAAGGCAAAAGGAAGTAAAAACACTGTAAACAAAGCTCCTTATGTAGAAGGCTATGATATGGATATGGATGATTTTGATTCTGCTAAACCCGTACCATCCAAACCTCCTAAACCTGCAGCTACACCTAAGAAAGACCCGGACTTTGAATACTATGGTAAAGAAGGAACTGGTCTAGGAGACTTCTCCAGAAAACATGGTATTCAGTATGCCACTGATAAAGGATATGAAAAGTGGTTTGAGCATGATGGAGAAAAGGCAGGTGGCAGACCGGGCAAAGGTAAGATGAAGACCCAAGGTATGAACCGTAGTAAACGCAGCGGTTTCTCTGGTAGAGGATCAGGTGCGGCACTGAGAGGATTTTAATTATGCCAATGAACTATATGAACGCCAAGAAACGTCCAGAACTCATGGGAGGAATGGTCAAGCGTAACATGGGTGGAAGACTTGGTAAGAAACCCGCTGGTGCTAATGACACCACGGGCATGAGCAGAGCAGGTCTCTACCCACAAGAAGAAAGGTATTCTTTGGACCACCCCGGAAGAAGCAAGAGTACTCAGCCTTTTCCTAAAAGAGGAGTAATCTAATGGCAAAGAAAACAAAGAAAAGCAAGCCTAAGTTTTATCCACTCCCTGATCAGAATCCTCCTTCAGATTCTAAGAGATTAGCAGAGATCAACGGTAAGCCCACGGGACAGGGCTACGGAGCAGCTAGGAAAGGACCAGATGTTGTCTCTGCTTGATCTTTTTAATATGATAGTGACTAGCCACTACAGGTTATACATAGATCAAATGAGCCTAAACTTTATTTGTTAAAATTAAGGAGGTGATCAAATGACAGAAGATAACGGAGTAAAGTGTCAAAACCCCTCTTGCCAATGTACAGGATGTGATGGTTGTTCTTGTTCTGAGGAAGGAGAGTGCGCTTGTAACCAATCTGCTACAGAATAGGAAAGGAATGAATGGTGGAAGACTTTAGTGTATTTCAAGCTATTTCAGATTACGGGCTTGCCATAGTTGCCACCATAGGAGCGGGTGCAGCAGCGTGGAAACTTTTACATTTTATGCTCAGAGACGTAGCATCAGCACTGAAGAACCAAGATGAAATTATNATTGCTCTGATTGATAAAAACAACAGAGTAGAAACTNTGGTACAAAGAATAGACTCTAAACTAGACACAGTTCTTCAGAAAAGTTCAGACCCGCTTTTAAAAGAAACGAAAGAAAGGTATAGACCCTGATGGCTTTTGAAAAGTATGATCTTACTGTAAAACCTTATGGGTTTAAAAAAGTAAATGTCCAACAAGAACTGCCCTCTGGTAGGCGTATACCTTATATGAAACCTACTCCTTTTAAATCAGGTGGTAAGATTAGCTACCCTTTGGTGGGACAGGTTAAACCAGCGTGGATGAGGAATAGGTAGCAGAGCATGGCAATTGCAAGTACATCAAATTTTGATACTACCTTTTTTATAGACGAGGTGATAGAAGAAGCCTATTCTATGCTAGGAGGAGAACCTGAACTGGCCAATGATGCAATCACTGCCAGAAGGTCTCTTAATCTTCTTCTCACTGATTGGCAGAACAAGGGTGTTCTTCTNTGGGGAACAGACCTAGCCACTACTTCTTTGGTGGCTGGCACCTCTGAGTATACCCTTCCTACTGATACCATAGATATTCTTTCAGGATATGTCAGGTTAGCTTCCAATACCACAGACTTTCAACTTAACCGCATAGGTTATGAAGAGTACGAAGCCATTACCAACAAAGCTACTCAAGGTAGGCCTACTCAGTTTGCAACTCTGAGAGGAAGAGAAACTGTCACAGTTCACTTCTTTCCTACTCCTGATTCAGCAGATACCTATACCTTTAGAAACTACAGAATGAAGCGGTTGGCAGATGTCAACAAGAGTGCTCTGGAAAATGCAGACGTACCCTTTAGATTTCTTCCGGCCCTAACCTGTGGTCTTGCTTACTACCTGAGTTACAAAAGATCAGGTATACCCACAGAAAGAATTACCATGCTCAAGGCAAAGTATGATGAACTTTTATCAACAGCACTGGACGCTGACAGAAACCGTGTCAGTTTGGTCATTGCTCCTAGACTAGTGATAGTGTGATCCAATGAAAAAAGGATTTTTTATAAGTGATAGGTCTAGCTTTAGATTCAGGTTAGACCAAAGAATAAAAGAACCGGGAACTAATCTTATAGTTGCCAAGAGTGAGAGTGATGGTATTTTTAATCTTGTGACCAACCCACAGAATAAGGTAAAATTCTATACAGATAAAGAAACTATCAAGGACGCAAGACCCCCTTCTAACGCTGATAGAAATCAAAGCTGGAGCGTGGTGACAACAGAGTGGGGAGAAGAAACTACTCAGTGGAACTTTATTTAACATAAGGAGATTAGAGTAATGGCGAGAACCACAGGAACTACTAAGAAGAAGAAACAGGATTATAATGCCCGTAAAGATGAACAACTAGGAATGACCAGAGGCAAAGAATCTAAAAAGAAAATGTCTATGAAAGGTCGTAGAAATGTTGCCAAGGCC